GTGTTCAGGTTAACTAACATTACCTGTGCACCCAGCAGCTGAGTGGTCAGCAGAGGAGTGAGGTGGTGTAGGCTCTCACTGCTCAGTAGTTCCGAAGCTATACCCCATTAGTGTGCTTGATTAGTATGCTAATGAGGTGTAGCTTCGGGTAAATCCACACAACAGAAGAGAGGTACTGCCTATGGGTAGCCCCTTCGATGACGATGATGACAAAGACTTTGAAACCTTTGAATACTTCATCGACGCTGTCCGTGACTTCCTTATCGGAGTCTGCGGAGTAGCCATCGTTCTTCTCGTTGTATGTGTTGCTAACGAGTACCAGAAAGAAATCCTGGGACTCCTGCGATACATCGGTACCGAAGCTAAGGAGGTAATTAATTCTAGCTGAGGTACACTGAGATGAACGTAATCCAGTTCCGAGAACATGTCATGAGTCTTAGCAACGCTCTGATCCTAGCAGCTGAAACATCAACGACAGAAACATGAGCTGCCAATCGGGATAAAGTTCTAAAGGAGTTCGGATGTCCGGAGTTGGACTTCCTGGAACTCCCTCAATAGGGAGGAAACTGAAGATGGTAGCGTGTAAGTTTATCTTCTTCAATACCTCATAGATGAGGTGCCTCTCATCGGGCTCTGAGTAACGACATGAGAGTCCATTGCTGAGGCCTGTGGGGTAGCACTACCCACACAATGAACACCCGTCAGAACGCATCTGAGGCGGTCTGAGAGACATCTCTACAAACAACGACAGAAAAGTAGGGTGTTCACCACTGCCTAGGTGCTAGCATAGGAGGAAATACCTATGAACCTGGGTGATTTGATGGAGGCAGTTAAGTTTACCACGTGCTTTATGCATACTGGGTACACTGTCCTCCGAAAGAAAGCCCTCGAAGATGCCGAAGCGGACATGTCCGTGGTATGGCGCAAACCTTTGGGGTGAGAGTCAAGGAATAAACCAACGGAGGTAGAGTATGACTAAGCTTCTACCGTGGAATTGGCCGGTCATCCGTCGATTCCAGCCAAAGAGTACCACCGGAAAACTTCTCTGGTATACTTGGTGGGGGCTTACTGCTCTGCCAGGGCCAGGTCCTGCCTGGTGGATTGCAATCTGGATTGCCTACGAAAGTGGGTACGAAAAGGAAATTGAAACAATGTGGTTGGTTGTCACTACCACTGTGAAATTTGTTTGGAATCTATTGACTGCACTCTTTTGACTACCTAGTATTTGACTGAACTGTTTTGAACCTGATGTGTCCAATGTGGGGAATCCCGGGGTTCTAGTGACCAGTCTTTCTATGTATGCTCTCGGTGCACACCTAACTTGTTTGAACTCCTAACGTATACTGTTCATAACGGTGACTGCGGAGGAGCTAGAGATGGGGAGAGCATACTTACAAAGACTGGTTACAAACTACGATTTTGTTTACACATTAGGAGATGATACCATGACTATTAACGTCGTGTTAAATCCAGAGCATGAGAAGAATCGACGCTTTGTTCAGAACACAATCAACAAATACCATGAGTACCTGAAGACATTTGATACTGATTACCGAATCATACGGGATGATGATGGAGACATCTGTGCGATTGTAGCTCGTTATCATGCCGTGTTCAAAGATGGTAGTGATATGGTTATGGAGTTGAATAGTATTCCAGAAACCATACGAAATATAAATTAATTCACTTCCTGTGGGAACTCGAGAGGGTATCCTACTGTCTAATATATAGGGGTTTGTAGGTATTGTAAGTAATCAACAACTTACGATCTTACCCTCCATATACACAAGACTACATATATACTATATACTGTTATAGTAACCAACTATACGAAGGTTGAAAAATGTATGAGGAACTAAAAGGTGAATTAGTTGCACGAAGTTTACCGTGTACTATGTGTGACTCTTCTGATGCTTTGAGTGTTTACCACAAAAAAGATAAGCAGGGTCGTACGTATCACGATGCGTGGTGTTTCTCTTGTGCTAGGATTGTACCTAACCCACCCGGCTTTACAAGCTACAAAGATTTACAAGGTGGCTCTGAGATTAGGTCTGTAGTTCCAGTGCAAGAGGACCACGACTCCACTCACTATCACAAAAACACAATAGAAGAAGTGTTAAAAGATTTTAAATCCTACCCTATCCGTGCACTATCCCATCGTGGTATCTCCAAGGAAGCAGTGGAGAAATATGGTGTACGAGTATCTCTGTCTCCAACGGATGGCGAGACAATCTTAACACACAAATATCCGTATTACAAAGAAAGTAAACTGAGTGGTTACAAAGAACGTATTGTTGAAACTAAAACAATGTACTCGAAAGGAGATGTCAAAGGAGCTAGTCTATTCGGGATACACTGCACTAACCCAGGAGGGAAGAACCTCTTCATCACGGAGGGGGAGCTAGATGCTCTGTCACTCTACCAAACTCTCAAGTCCCTTTCAACTATGCCCGGTTGGGAACCTGCTGTTGTCTCCCTTTCCCATGGTGCGTCATCTGCAGCAAAAGATATATCTACTGACTTAGATTTTGTACAGTCTTTTGATAAAATTGTATTAGTGTTTGATCAAGATGAAGCTGGGCAAAGGGCAGTAGATGAAGCCTGTAAACTCCTATCAGGTAAAGTTTACATTGCTAAGTTGAGTGAGAAAGATCCTAATGATATGCTTCGTAAAGGGAAAGGCGAAGAGATGAAATGGGAAGTCCTCAAGCATGCTAGGCAGTACATGCCTGACAGTATTGTGAACTATGCAAATTGTTATCACAGACTGGAGGAAGACCTAACCCGTAAGTACTATGGATGGCCAACTTTATTTGCTGCACTACGAGAGATGCATCCAGGCCCAACTGAAGGTGACCTGATAACCCTCACATCGGGGACAGGTATGGGGAAGACACAACTCCTCACTGAACTCCGACACTTCTATCATGAGACCACTCACCTTAAGTTCTCTGACATCGTACTCGAAGATGATCTTGGTAGGACTATGAGTAGGCTCATGTCCATACGGCTCAATCAAAGAGCTTACCTACCTAAGATAAGAGATACAATCCCCAGAGAAAAAAGAGATGAGGCACGTGATTACTATTTTGCTGATGGACGTTGGGCTGGTATAGATTATTTCGGTGGTCTGCGTGACGATAACCTCTTCTCAAAGATAAGATGGTTCGCAGCTAACGGACACAAGATGATCTTCCTAGACCACATAAGTATTATAGTATCTGAATTTGCTATCGAAGGAAGTGAACGTGAACGTATTGATACGTTGTACACCCGCTTAAAGAAGATAGCTAAAGAACTTAACCTTATCATCTTCGCCATCATACATCTCAAGAAGGCAGATGGTACCTCTTTCGAGCAGGGTGCCATACCAGATCTTGACGATCTCCGTGGGTCCTCCACACCTAAACAACTATCTGATTTTGTTATGTGTCTAAGCCGTAATCAGCAGCACCAAGATCCCTTCTGTAGGAATACATCTCTTGTCACAGTGTTAAAGAATCGTTTAACAGGTGACACAGGTAATGCAGATTACTTACACTTTGATTTAAACACAGGACGTATGCACCCTGTGCCCTGTCCATCTGGTTACCACCCTCCCAAGAGAGGGCAGAGTAGTCTTTCTAACCAACCTTTTTAAGGGGAACTAAATGGATAAACAGGTATCTAAAGTCAATAAGTCTGACGGAAGAGACCTATGGAGTATGAGTTATTCTTTAGGCAAGGAAGCCTTCCGTCTAGGATTCCAAGGGCCGCTACAATTAACAGGCAATGCCCTACGAGAATGGGTGTTTGGTTGGCATGAGGAGAAAGATAATGGCAACTAGTCTACTGCGAGATGGAATGATAATACTATCCTGTTGTGTGTACTTGGAAGAACACCGACACACTCTGGGTATACTGATACAGGTATTTAACAAACTTGTAGGTATTGAGTAATGGCAGAAAAGAAGGAGAAGTGCGTTCACTGCGGTGAAAAGATGGAAGCATGGACGGTGGTTTGCCCACACTGTGGTGGAATTAATGGACACAACCGTTAAGTTATATAACATCCTGGGTATATAGTGGAGGAATTACTTAATGTGGATAACAGATAAGAAAGATCGAGATGAACTCGAAAGAGTTAAGCGTGATAGACCTGCTTGTGTAAATACAAAACACACATTTATAGAGTATCAGAGTGAGAGTAAAAAGAAATGTGTTGATTGTAACTACGAAGAGGATACGATCATTAAGGAGTAATCATATATGTCCCGCCTCCCACACCTTATCTTCGACATAGAAGGTAACGGCCTATACCACCAGTGTACCAAACTACACTGCGCTGTCACAAAAGATATACTTACTGGTGAAGTACGTAAGTGGGTATTCCCTCAGGATCATTTTCGTTTTTTAGATTTCATCTCTATTGCTGAATGGCTGTGCGCACACAATGGTATCGATTATGATTTCCCGGTTCTCAAGAAACTGTGTGGTTGGGAACCAGACCACGATACCATAATCACTGACACACTTGTAATGTCCCGCTTACTTAACCCAGACCGTACCCCTGTAGAGGGAGTCAAGGCCCCTCATTCGGTTGAAGCTTGGGGTAAAAGACTAGGCAGATGGAAGCCGGACATAAAAGACTGGAGTGTCTTTACCCCAGAGATGTTACACAGATGTGCAGAAGATGTTGAAATACAACACATGATCTTCCAGATGTTATGCAATGAAGCAGGCCTAAGGAAGAATGAATGGGACATCTTTAACCAAGAGTCTTACTCTAAGAACGTACCTAACTGGGCACTAGCTTTAGAACTTGAACATAAGTCAGCACAGATCTTCCGAGAACAACAAGAGAACGGTGTTTACTTTGAGAAGGAAAAAGCACAGGAGTATGTTGATACCTTAGATAGTGTAGTTGAACGGATAACAGAAGAGGTGGTCAAAAGTATACCACCAAAACCAAAACAAAAAGGGGTATCAATCCATGAACCATTTAAAAAGAACGGCGAGTACAAGAAAGCTGTCGAAGACTGGTTCATATCCGAAATCCCTTGTGTCTCTACTTGGGGTGATTGGTGTGTGGGGGGTCCCTTTAGTAGAGTTGGGTGGAATAGTATTAATCTTGGCTCTGATATTCAATTAAAAAATTGGCTGTTTAGTATAGGGTGGGAACCAGATGAGTGGAACTACCACAAAACAGACAGAGATGAAGAAGGAAATAAGCTTAGAACTTCTCCAAAGATTACGGAAAGTTCTCTCGAAAGATTACCCGGAGGACTTGCTTCCAAGTTAGTGCTACGTTCCAAAGCATCTCACCATCGCAATCAAATTGCTGGATGGATCAGGAATACCAGGGCAGACCATAGAATACAAGCTGAAGCAAACCCTCAAGGAACACCAACAGGGAGAGCAAGACACAGGATAGTAGCCAATGTTCCCAAAGCCACAGTTAATAAAGAAACTAAAAAACTTATATGGTACCCTGAAGAACAAGGTGTATTTTTTGGCACTGAGATGCGCAGTCTATTTTCTTCTGGACCCGATAGCGATACTGTTCTTATCGGGCGTGATGCTACTGGTCTCGAGCTGCGCTGTCTTGCTCATTACTTAAATGATCCTACTTATATTGAGATACTCTTGAACGGAGATATCCATATTCACCACCAGCATATGGCTGGTTTGGAGACTAAGGATCAAGCAAAAAGATTTGGGTACGCATGGCTATACGGAGCAGGAGACCTCATGCTCGGCTCGATCGTACTACCAGATGGATCTTATGAAGAAAAGCGGAAAGTAGGTGCTGCTCGTAAGAGACAGTTCCTTACTGCCAACCCAAAACTATCCGGGCTAATCAAATCAGTAAAGAAAGCCAGTCGTCGTGGATACCTAGTTGGTATTGACGGACGTAAGCTTATGATGCGTACCAATGAGCGTGGTCAAGTAGCTGAGAATAAAGCACTGAATACACTCCTTCAAAGTGCAGGCGCACAGGTCATGACTTACGCCCGTGTATGGTTGTATGATAAAGTAAGGGAACTGGGGTGGGATAAGGAGTGCCTAAAAGTACTTGACTATCACGATGAAGAAACTTACGAATGTATATCTTCTCGTGCTGAAGACCTAAAAGAACTAATGGTATCGTCTGTTGTCGAAGCTGGTAAGTTCTATAACTTTAACATACCCCTTGATGCTGAAGCTAAGGTGGGTAGGACATGGGCAGAGGTGCACTAATGAAACAGTGGCTAAAAGACTTCATCCACAATGCTATTATCCACCCATTAATGATATTACTACCAGAAAAATTTGCCACACGTTTCCATGACTGGAATGCTAGATGGGCTTTCAAAGAGTATTATGACGAGTTGAAACTAGAAGGCAAGAAGAGGGATCACTAAAGAATGTCCTTAGGAGATACACTAA